CGAGGAAATAAGAGTAGAATATTGGGACAGGAAAGAAAAAAGAAAAAGAATTTACATAGCAGATTTTTATGACAAAGACACTAATACTATCATAGAGGTTAAACCCAAAAAATATCAATACACCCTAAAGGACAAGAAAAAGGCATGTGTTGAACTTGGATATAATTTTAAAATTATTGACGAGGATTATGTGAATAAATGTAAAACACCTGAAATGGTTGAGCAAATAGAGAAATGTTCCGTAAACTACGAAAAAATAAAACCGAGGTTGAAATGGCTGAGAAAGGCGTAAAGATAATTTCCATAAAAAAATTAGAAAGTAAGCCAGAAAAAGTATACAATCTTCATGTCAAAGATAATCACAATTACTTTGCTGAAGGTATAAATGTATCTAATTGTCATCTGTTCAAGGCCCAATCACTCACATCCATCATGACCAAACTCAAGGATTGTCCATATAGAGTTGGGTTGACGGGAACACTTGATGGTTCAAAGACACACAAACTGGTCATTGAAGGATTGTTTGGTAAAGTTCAAAAGGTCATTACGACAAAGGACTTGATGGACAAGAAACTTCTTTCTCCTCTCAAAATCAAGTGCATTGTTCTCGACCATACCAACAAGAACAAGGAAGCCTGCAAGGACTTGAAGTATCCACAAGAGATTGAACTCATCATAAATAATAAAGAGCGCAATGAATTTATTCGCGATTTGACGACAAAAACGAAAGGAAACACACTTGTCCTCTTTCAATATGTTGAGAAACACGGAAAGATTCTTTATGAGATGATAAAGAAGAAGGAAACAAAGAGGAAAGTGTTTTTTGTATTTGGCGGAACCGAAGGAGAAACCAGAGAGCAGATTCGTGCTATAACAGACGCCGAGAAAAATTCCATCATTGTGGCATCTTTCGGAACATTCAGCACAGGAATCAACATCAAGAGTTTGCAGAACATCATATTTGCTTCACCATCAAAAAGTAGAATTCGTGTTCTTCAGAGTATTGGAAGACAGCTCAGAAAAAGTGAGGGAAAGAAGATAGCAACACTCTTTGACATTGCAGATGACCTTTCGTGGAAAAGTCGCAAGAACTACACTTTGAAGCATATGGTTGAGAGAGTAAAGATATACAACGAAGAAAAATTTGACTACGATATAACTAGAATAACTATGGAAGGGGAAGAAGCATGAGTAAAAGACCCAGACATAGAGTTTTGAAACTCAGAGACGGATCCGACATAATAGGAAGAGTCATAAAAGTTGATTCCGAAGGAATTGTTGTTGATAGACCGATGATGTATTCAATAGTTCCTGTTACTGAGAATGGCAAGATAAAGTATTTCAGTATTTCCTTCCGAAAGTGGTTTGAATTTGCCAAGACGCAAAGATACTACTTTCCGAAGGAATTTATCATAGCCCATTCAGAACCGGAAAAAGAATTGATACGAGATTATGTTCAAGCAAAGAAGTCCAACGATTTCATTGACGAAGCTCTATCGGAAATTGACGAAGAAGACTTGCAAGGTGTGAACATAGAGGATATACTTGAACAACTGAAAGAAGTAGCACCAGACATGGAAGATGCTGACATAGGATTCTTCGGAGATTCTGGAAACACTGCTTCGGAGAAAAGTTCAAGAAAACAAAACAATGATGACGATGATGACATATGGAGAGGGATACCAAGATTTCAATGAGGGAATAAAACATGGCAAAACGCAAACCTGAAAACTACATAGACAATAAAGAATTTTTGAAAGCGATGATAGAGCATAAAAAGCTCATAAAGAAAGCCAAGAAGGAAGACAAACCAATTCCAGGCGTAAGCAACTACATAGGTAAATGCTTTCTGGACATTGCAACCAATCTGGCAAGAAAGCCAAACTTCGTCAACTACATATTCAAGGAAGACATGATAAGTGATGGTGTTGAGAATTGCTTGATGTATGTTGACAACTTTGACCCCAAGAAATCTCAAAACCCCTTTGCATTCTTCACGCAAATCATCTTCTATTCTTTTCTACGGCGAATACAGAAAGAGAAGAAGTATCTTTATACCAAGATGGCATATTTTCGTGAAATGGATTATCGCAAGGAATTCAAGAACTGGGCAGTCAAGAACGATATGGTTGATTCCGATTCGAACGATCCATATCTTGCGTTTTTCAATTTGAACGAAAAGGACTTGGAGAACTTCACGAAGAAGACCACCAAGAAGAAGACAACAAAGAAGACAAGTAAAAAAAAAGTAGTCGCCGTGGAAAAGAATAACTTGGGAAATTATTTGGAATGAAACACTTTTACAGAATGGAGGTGTCATAAATGAAAGTAGCTATCATTTGTGACTCGCACTTTTGGTGCTAGAAACGACTCGGAACTATTTCTGAATCACTTTCTGACATTCTTTGAGGAACAGTTTTTTCCATACCTCAAAGAGAACAACATTGATACTGTGATTCATTTGGGAGATTTCTTTGACCGTCGCAAGTATGTGAATGTGAACACATTGAATCAAGTTCGCAATATTACAGAAGCACCAATGAAGTCAATTCATTAAAAGAAATTTTGGGAGAACGGTATTCGTCATTCATTCTACACGAAGAACCTGTTACAATGGATTTGGCGGGGTTGAGCATTGCGTTGGTTCCTTGGTTGAACAAGAGAAACGCAAAGGATTTTCTGTCTTTCATCAAGAAATGCCGTGCCAAGATTCTGATGGGACACTTTGAAATCAATGGGTGTGAAGTGATTCCTGGCTTGAAGTTCCGAGATGGTTTGGAACCCAAATTGTTTTCACGATTCGATGCTGTATACAGTGGTCATTTCCACGCAAAGCAATCCAAGGGAAACATACACTATTTTGGAACTCCATATCAAATCACGTTTTCCGATGCGAACATGAAGAAGGGGTTTCATGTTCTTGATACTGAAACTGGAGAGTTTGAGTTTGTGGAGAACAAAAACAAGATGTTCCATGTCTTTGTATACGATGAAAACGAGGAATTGAACAAGGAAGATTTTCGAAACAAATATGTAAAGATTCTTGTTGACAGAAGAGAAGGAAGAAGTAACAATGGAGTTGACTTGTTGATTGACGAGTTGAATTCTCTTCCTGTAGCAAATCTCACTGTTGTTGAATTGGACGATGAAAATTCAACAGAGGAAGAGAAGATTGATTTGCAGAAAGATACTTTGACCATAATCTCAGAAGAGATTGATCGCATGGGTATAAATAGTCCAGAGAAGCTTAAGAAGATTATCAATGAACTTTATGTTGAGTCGTTGAATATTTGAAAGGAAATGAAAATGAGCAACATCAAACTAATTCGCACGCAGAGCAACGAAGAAATCATCGCAGAAGTGGTTGAGGAAACAGAACAGGGAATCTCGTTCAAGAATCCTTGTGTTCTTGGCCCAACCGAAAAGGGACTTGGGTTCTTTCCTTGGATGCCTTTTGCTGAATTGGATGGATTCGTTCTTCCAAAGAGTGAAATCCGATACACTTTGGAACTCAAGAGTGAGTTGAGAAATGAGTATGCCAACGCATTCAGTAAGTTGGTCACTCCCGATTCAGGATTGAAGTTGGTTCAGTGAAAACATTTTAAAGGTTTTTTTAAATGAAATTATTTAATGTTGATGTTCATATATCAATAATACATGATATAAAAACTTTATTTAAAGAAATGGGACATCAAGTGGATTCTTGGTGTATGTCCGGCCACACTTGGGTAAACGGTGAAGAAAAAATAGAAACAGAAATAGTAAATTCTAGAAATTTTATGGACATAGACCAAACTATGTGTGATAGGTTTTACGATGAGTATAAAAATTTATTAAAGGATTACGACGGATTCATACATTCATATCCTCCTGCTTTTTCTGTTCTTTTTGAAAAATGGGATAAACCAATATACACCATCGCTTGCACTAGATACGAATTTCCTTGTGGTAGTGGACCAAAAGCTAGTTCGAGTAGGTTGAAGTGGTTGAATGAAAAATTGTTGCAAGGGAACAAGAACGGACAAATAAATTTTATAGCCAATAATCTATACGACAAAAAATATTGTGAACATTATTGTGGGGGGGAATGGGAACACATTCCATCCATATGTAAATATGTAGAGCACATCACTTGCAATGGTATTAACGAGAA